TCGCCACGATCCTCGCGCTGGAAATCGACCGCGTGGCACTCCACGGCTCGGGCGCATCCAACCAGCCCACTGGCATCGCGTCCACGGCTGGCATCGGTTCCGTCGCTGGCGGCGCCAACGGCGCAGCACCCAGTTGGGGAAACATCATCGCGCTGGAAAGTGCGGTGGCGGTTGCGAACGCGGACGTCGGCAACCTCGCCTACTGCACCAACGCAAAAGTGCGCGGCAAGCTGAAGTCGGTGGAGAAAGCCACCAACACCGGCATGTTTGTGTACACCGAGGGCTCCACCCCGCTGAACGGTTACAACACGGTGATCACCAACCAAGTTGCTTCTAACTTGGTCAAGGGCACATCCGGCGCCGTTTGCTCGGCCATCTTCTTCGGCAACTGGCGCGATCTGATGATCGGCATGTGGTCGGGTCTGGATCTGCTGGTCGACCCCTACACCGGCAGCACCGCCGGCACCGTGCGCGTGGTCGCGCTTCAGGATGTGGACGTCGCAGTCCGTCACCCTGAATCGTTTGCCGCAATGCTCGACGCCCTCACCACCTGATGATGGGCTAACAGGCTGGGTCTGCTTCACGGCAGGCCTGGCCACTTTCTTTTTCTTTACTGGGGCAACCCATGAAACGAATTTTGATCACTGCGGACACCGTCTGCGGCGGCGTAGCCGTGCCTGCGTGGTCCGTGGTGGACGCGTCAGATCACGACGCGCATGTGCTGCTGTCTATCGGGAAAGCGCAGCTCGCGCCCGAGGACATCGAAGACGTCGAGCCAGAGGCTCCGTCTCGTCCGCGCGGGCGCCCGCGTAAGGGTTCCGCGTGAGCCGCTATGACCACGCCGATATGGGCGTGTTCTTTTCTGACTTCGCCGTCAGTGTTGACCCGCTCACATGGGGCACGGGCGCGTTCTCCGGTATCTATGACCGCACCGAGGTTCAGGTGTCTGGAGCGGGCGGCATCAGCACGTCCCGCTGGCGCTCGACGATTCTGACCGACGCCGAAAACGTGCCATCAACAGCCGCGACGGGCGATCTGATTCGCGTCGATTCAATCACCTACAAAGTCGTGGATTACCAGGAGAACGATGTCGGTCTGATGCTTATGGTGCTGGGGCGCACGTCGTGAACGTCACCGGAAACGTCGACGACATGACCGCGCTTATGCAGCGCATCACGGATCAGATGACGCCGGCGGCTACGTGGCGGGCGCTGGATCGCACGCGCAGCAAAGTGCGCAACCAGACGCGGCAGAGCATCTCGCGCGAGTACAAGATCCCGTCAAACGTGACCCGTGCGCGTGTCTTCAATGGCGCATCCAAGCGCGCCACGCGGAAAGCCATTAAAGCCGAGGCCGTGTTCAAAATCGGCCAGTGGGTCATCCCGGTTCAGCGACTGGGGAAGGTTACCGAGCGCAAGAAGGGTGGCGTGTCTTACGCGTGGATCGGCGGGCGCACCTACGACAAAAACGCGTTTCTCATTCCTGAGCGGGGCGATGCCGTCTTCTACAGGGTGGGAGCCAAGAAGCTGCCGATTAAGAAAAAGTCCGTCTCAATCGATGGGTTGGTCACGCGAACTCTCGCGACGATCGCCACGCCGGGAAAGATTCGAGAGATATTCGACGCAGAGTTTCAATCGACGATGAAGTACCGCGTCGACAAAGAGCTCGCGAAATGGCGGAGGGCACGGTAAATGCCACACGTCAGAGAGCAAATCCGCAACCGATTCGCCACGCTCCTCGGTGCTCTTGCCGGTGGTCGCGTGTACACATCGCGCGTCTATCCGGTCGACATTCTGCCAGCCATTGGCATCTTCGCGAACTCGGAAATCAGCACGCAGGACCCGGTGCTAAATCCTGCGCGCATGAATCGCGAGGTTGATGTCGTCGTTGAGATCGCCAGCGAGGCAATCGCCGATGTGGATGCCGCGATCGATGTCATCGCGTCATCTGTCGAAACCGCCATTGCCGCAGATCCGACGATGGCCGGAATCGCGGTTGACGTGACGCTGACCGGCACCACGATGGAAATCGAAGACGCGGGTGACATCCCGCTCGCATTCGCGCGGCTTACATACCGCGCCTGGTATCGCACGACCGCCGCGAATCCCGACGCCGCGATCTAACCCGAATCCGACGAGCCCATCCCTCCTGCCGCCCCTGGGGCGACGCGGGCACGTCGTGTTTCCCCAAGGGCACCACCACGAGGTAACTCAAAATGCCATTGCTCGCTCGAAAGAAAATTCTTCTCGCGAAAGAAGAAACCACGCCGGGAACCGATGCCGCGCCGACTGGCGCCGCAAACGCGTTTGTCACGCGGAACCTCTCAATCACCCCACTGGCGGGTGACACGATTGGCCGTAACCTCGACCAGTCTGTGCTCGGCAACGAGCTGCAGATTCAGGTCGGGCAGTACGTGCAGGTCGAGTTTGAGGTTGAGGTGGCGGGCTCCGGCGCAGCAGGGACTGCCCCGAAATACGGCACGCTGTTCAAGTCTTGCGGCTTCGTTGAGACGATCAACGCCGGCGTTTCCGCTGTCTATGCGCCGACCAGCACCGTGTCGAACTTCAAGACGCAAACGCTTCACTTCTATCACGACGGCCAGCGGCACACGGTAGTCGGCGCGCGCGGTACTTTCACTGTCGACATGACTCCCGGCACCATACCTGCGTTCAAGTTCATGTTCATGGGCTTGTACGTGACGCCCACTTCGGTTGCTGATCCCGCCCTGACTCTGACGGGCTGGCAGATCCCGCTCGCCGTGAACAAAACGAACACGCCGACGTTTTCGTTTCACGCAACGACGGGGCCGATGTACGCGTTCACGTTTGATCTGGCCAACGATCTGCAATATCAGAACGTTGTGGGCTCGGAGTCCATCCAGCTGGTGGACCGCGCGCCCGTCGGAACGATTGCAATCGAGGCGCCGGCAATCACTTCCAAGAACTGGTTCACAACGGCGCTGGCTTCCACCACGTCGTCAATGCAGCTTGTTCACGGCATCACCGCCGGCAACATCGTGCAGTTTGATGCGCCTGCGGTAGAGGTGTTCAGCCCGCGCTACGCAGAAAACGCCGGCGTATCCACGATCGAGATGAATCTGGCATTTGTGCCGTCGAGCGGCAACGACGAATTCACCATCACAGTGAAGTAAACGGCGGCGCTGGGCCACTCCTCCCAGCGAAAACGTCCGGCGCGCGCGTTGACCGTGCGTGCGTCGGGCGCCGCCTCCTCAACGGTCACTTTTCCAACGGTCAGGAGTGTTCTCTATGTTTACCCTCAAGAAGTCCCGCACGTTTGAATGGCCCGTGTCCGTGTTTGAGCCCGACAACGGCAAGCATGTCAAAGCCTCGTTCAACGCCACGTTCCGCGTCATGGAGCGAGACGACCTGCAATCACGCCTGCGCGAAATCTCCGCACCCGATCAGACATCCACCGAGCAGTCCCGCCTGATGACTGAGTTTCTGGCATCCGTCCTCGTCTCCGTTTCTGGCGTGCAGGTGGCAGATGAAATCGGCGGCACTGTCAGCATGAGCAATGCCGACATCTGTGAGGCTCTCATCGCTGATACGTTCGCATCCCCCGCGCTGTTTGATGCCTATGTCGAGGGCATCGCCGGTCGCACGAGAAAAAACTGATAGACGCCGCGCTGCACCTCACCCGTGCGCGCGGCGGTGATGATGACCTAGAGGCGGACCTGCGTGACTGGGGTGTCGCGAGCGACGAGATAGCAAAACTCGTTGACGCGCAGCGGGAGCAGGCGTTCGAGGTAGAGCCAGAGAACTGGTCGGCGGTCGTTTTGTTCATGCGGTGCCAGACACAGTGGATCGTGTCCGGCATGGGTCACCGTGTCGGGCTTAGCTACGCAGGGCTGGAGGCCGCCGCCAGATTGTCCGGCGCCGACATGACGCCGGAGCTGTTCGACCAGGTGCAACTGCTCGAACTGACCACCATCAACGAACTGAACAAGCGGACCTCGAGCCATGGCAAAACCCCTAGTAGAAGTCGCTATCGGGGCTGACGGCTCCGTCTTTGTCAGAGAAGTCGACAAAGCCACAGCGGCGTCTGCGGCGTTCGGCTCCAGCGTCAAGAAGTCCGGCGATGCCGCCAAGCAAACCGGCAAAGACATCGACTCGTTTGCGGCTGACTTCGGCAAAGCGGCCAAGTACGTCGCAGCCAGCGCGGCAGCTGCCGCCGCTGGTTCTGTGCTCTTCATCAAGTCCGCCATCGACCAGGCCGACGCTGCGGGCATTCTCGCCGGCAAGCTCGGCATCACCACTGAAGCGCTCACAAAGCTTGAGTATGCCGCCAAGCTCTCCGACGTCTCTCAGTCCGCGCTTGAGGGATCGCTGAAGAAGCTGTCCGTTACGCTCACCAACGCTCAAGATCCCGCCTCCAAAGCCGCCCAGGCGTTTAACGCCATCGGCCTGTCCGCCCGCGAACTGATTGCGCTTCCTGCTGACCAGCAGCTCGGCCGCATCGGTGACGCACTCAACAACGTCGAAAACCAATCCCAGCGTGCTGCGCTTGCTCAAAAGATTTTTGGCCGTTCCGGGATTGAACTTCTCCCCATCCTCGCCGAGGGCTCAGCCGGCATTAAAAAGTCCGGTGATGAGCTTGAGCGTTTCGGCGGCGTTATCTCCGGTGATCTTGCCGCTCGTGCCGGCGAGTTCAACGACAACCTTGACCGCATCAAGACCGCCGCCGGCGCATTGGGCCTATCAGTGGCCGATCAGCTGCTCGACCCGCTCAACGACCTTTCCAACGAAATCCTTGCGCTTGCGCAGCAGAAGGAAACGGCCGAGGGGATCGCATCATTCATCCGGGGCATTGGCTCCGCTGTCGTCTTTACCGTTGAGACGATCGCCAACACCGGCAACGTATTCCGGTTTCTAGGAGAAGAGCTTGCAGCGCTTGTGGGCGGTCCGGCGATAGGGAACATCGAGCGCATTGATCGCGCGATAGCAAACCTCAAAGAGCGTCTTAAGCCAGATGCCAATGTTGGCGCCGGCCTGAACGTTGCGGGCGTTCGAGCGCTGATGATGTCAGACGAGGACCGGGCGAAGATCCTGCAGGACATCGCTCGATTGGAGCAGATGAAAGCGGTGTCTGAGGAGCTTGTCCAGTCGCAGGTCAGGGCGCAACTTGCTGCGAAACAGGCGGCGGATGCAAAAGCGGCGGATGGTGCGGCTGCGGCAGGGTCTACCGGCCAGAACAAGCAGTTGAAGCTGAGCGTTGATGCGCTGGCCGGCGCGTTGGCTGCGGAGACTCCGCAGCAGAAAGCAGAGACGGCGGCGAGAGAAGCAGCAACCAGAGCATCAGCAGACGCGCGAAAGAGCCTCGGCGAGCTTATCCAGTCCAAGCGTATCGAGAATGCGCTGCTTGGCGTGAGCGCTCGCGATCAGGCGCGCTACCGTGCGCAGCTGCAGCTTACCGAGATTGCCGCGCGCGGGAATGTCGAAGTCACCGACGCGATGCGACAGGAGATGGACGCGCTGACCATCAGCACCTACGACACAACCGAAGCCAGTAAAGCGCACGAGCAAGCCATGGCGGATGCCGCCAAAGCGTCCAACCCCTGGGCCGCAGCCCTGCAGGGCGCTGTCGAGCGCGTGGATTCCGCATTCGTGGACATGTGGAAGAACATTGGCAGCGGCTTCGACTCGTTCGCGGATTCGCTGAAAGACGCTTTCAAGCAACTGCTGGCTGAGCTGGCCAACTTGGCCATCACGCGCCCGATCATGATGCGAATCGGCGCAGCGCTTGGGCTGGGTGGCGGCTCTGCAGGCGCCATGGCCAGTGGCGGCGGGTTTGGTGGCATTGGGTCGTTGCTGGGTGGGGCCAAGAGCTTTATCGGTGGGTTTAAGTCAGGCGGATTGTCGGGCGGCATTGATGCGCTTGCAGGTGCTGGATCGCTTTCAAGCAACTGGCTTGGCAACGCCATGACAGACTTTCGCTTTGCGCTGGGCGACGTGTCGCGCTCGCTCGGCCTAGATGGTCTGGCTGGCCGGTTCGATGCGGCTGGGCTTGAGATCAAGACATTCGGCCAAAGCGTGGTGGATCTCGGCGCCAACCTCGGCGCGGGGATGGCAGGCAGCTACGCCGGCAACAAAGTCGGGCAAGCGCTGTTCGGTGAACGCAAGACCACCGGCGCGGGCGGCACGATTGGCGGCGTCATAGGTTCCGCCTGGGGGCCGATGGGAACGGCGATCGGCAGCTTCCTCGGCAGCATCGCAGAGAATGCGGTGGCAAAGATTTTTGGCGCCGGCGATCTGGTCAAGTGGGGAAAGCTGGGCATCACCACCGGGAAAGACATCCCCACGGACGGGTCCGCGCTTCAAACCATTACCGGCGCGTCTGGTCTTACGCTGTCAGCGGTAGCCAAGCGCACCGACGCCGAAGCGGCTAAGCAGCTGCTTGAGGGCTTCAGCACGATTGATGCCGCGCTAACCGCTGCCGCTCGGGCGGCCGGCGTTACCGTTGACTTCACGAACAAAGTGCTGGGCAACACGTCGCTGAACGTGGACAACGAGGGGCCGAAGAATTCTTTCGGCGTTGGCGCCCGACTGGACAAGTTCAACGCAGACGCCATCAAAAGCAGCGCCGACGACTTCGCCAGGGCGTGGGTTGCGGAGATTGATGACCAGCTGACCGGCCGCATCAAGACCATTTTGGGCGACACCAGCAAGCGCACAGCCGAGCAGATCGTGCAGATCTTCGGGTTCGCTACCAAGCTTGACGAGCTGCTCAAGCTGGACGTGCTGAAAGAAGTGGCAGACGCCGCCGCAGCATCCACGAAGACACTGCTCGACGCCTACAGCGAAGCCACGGATGCTGTAGTCAATCTGGCGCAGGAATACGACGGCACGCTGGAGTCCATGACCGGGCTCACCGACGCGCTGACGTCGCAGAAGCAGGTCGCCGCGCAACTGGCGGCCGCGTATCAGGAAGTCTCGTCGCTTGTTGATGCCACATTCGGCAACGCCATCAGCACCATTGAAGAGTCGATGCTGTCCGAAGCCGACCTGTATCAGCGCAGGCGGGAGCAGATCGCCAGCCTGACGGCAGAGCTGGGCACCACCATCGACCCCGCCAAGATCGCCGGGTTGGTTCAGCAGATCGACTCGCTCGCAGGTTCGGCGTTTCAGATGCTGGACGAAAGCCAGCGCGCATCACTGTCAGGCGAATTTATCGACTTCCTGCGACAGGCGCAGACGCTGGCAGAGCAGCAGATCCAGTCAGGCCGGGATAGTCTGGCAGGCCGGGAAACCGCCGTCACCAACGCGGTGGATCTGGAAGTGATGAGCACCGCTGCTCTCACGCAGCAAGCGGCGGCCAACACGTTTGCGGATGCCGTGCAAAAGTTCGCCGGAATAGTGGGCGGCAATGCGTTTGGATTTGACCCTGAACAGATCGCGGCTTACCTGCGCGCACAAGGCGTTGAGGTGCCGGGATGAGGCCGCTGTCATCCGTCAACCGCACAGGCGTCGCACAGACGCTTACCCGTCCGGTCTATCTGGTGGAAATTGGGTTTGCGACACCGCTGCGGCTTTCAAGCCGGAACACCATCACGTTTCAGGGCAACAGCTTCACCGCTGCGGCCGTCACGGTCGACTTGTCCGCGCTGACGGTGCGCCTGTTCAACGCAGGGCTAGCATACACCGCGACGTTTAAAAACGGCGGCAATGGCGTCCCTGTGACCATTTGGGTTCTCTACGGCGACACGGCGCCAGCCTATGAGGATGCGGACGTCATCTTCGACGGCGAAGTGGGAGCTGTTGGGCTAGGCGAAACCATCACCTTGAAGCTGCGCGCGTCATCCCCGAAACAGATCCCCAGGCTCACCGTTGCGCCGCCAACATTTAAGCACCTTCCGCCGGACGGGCTAGAGATTCGCACACCGGCAGGCCTGTTCGTTTTGGAGCGTGATTGATGGCGACATATCCCAGCCTTGGAAGGCGTACCACCGTGCGCGCGCTGAACGACCGCAAGACCGACATCTCAGACGCGGGCGGCGTGCGCATTGTGGATCTGTCAGCAGCGCAGGTGTATGAGGTTAAAGTCGAGCATCCGCTGATCAACTCGACAGATTTAGCGACGCTTCGCACGTTCTGGTCCACGAACAAGAACGCGGCCAATTCAATCACCGCAGGCGACGGATACACCTATTCGGGATACTTTGTGAATGAGCCAGAGGTGGACGTGATTAACGGGTCTTGGGCCACGGCTCGCGTAACTATTGTGGGGTCTCGCCTGTGAGCATGACTATCCCGCCCTACGTTCCGCCTGTTACGAACGCCGGCACGCTGAATGGACAAAAGGAACTGTCCAAGCAGGTCAAGACCATCGCAGCCGCTTCGACCACGATCCCGATTGTTTACGGCGAAGCTCAGGTCGGCGGGCGCGTGTTTGCCGCAACATACACGGGCGGTTACTGGTACGTCGGCGCGCTCTTCTGCGTCGGCGAAATCGACAGCTTCACCGCGCTTTACCTTGACGGCGTCGACGTCAAACCCGCCACGCCGGACGGGATGACGATCACCTACTACACAGGGACAACGTCACAGACGGCAGACGCCACGCTGGCATCCGCTATATCTGGATACGTGGACTCGCTTGTTGTTACCAACGGCGGCGGGGCGGTCGGTATCGCTTACGTCGTTCTGAAGTACACCGAGGCGCATTACTCAGGCTTTCCAACGATTACGGCGAAAATCAAAGGCCGGAAAGTTTCCAACACGTCGCAGAATCTGCTGCTTCACTCCGAGGACATAACCGCCGCCAGCTGGAACTTGGGCACCGCGTCTACAGGGCGGACAGCTAACGCAGTCACGGCACCAGATGGCACGCTAACGGCCGACATGATTACGGAAGCCGTCGCAGCCACAGATTATTTTCACGTGTATTCCGTTTTGGCATCTACGGTTCCAGATAATTCACTTTGCACGTTTAGCGTTTATTTAAAAGCAGGAACGCGATCAATTGCCCGAATCTATTTAAACGGCAAGAACGTGGGATCTGGCGGAGCACAGGGTTTTGTTGACATTGATCTAACGACAAAAAAAGCAATTTTGTCCGGAAGTCCTACTTATATTGACGGCGGCGCTATTGATGTCGGCAACGGATGGGTGCGCGCGTGGGTGACGATAAACGTTAAGTCTGGGCCTGACGGAGTAGTGTGTTATGTGTTTATGGGTCCGAGCGCCAACGTTCTCCAGTATTTGGGTACTGTTGGGAATGGTCTATACGTCTGGGGTGCTCAGGTTGAAGTAAAAGCATCGCCCGGCGTCTACACGAAAACCACCGGCACAGCCACTACACCCGCATGGTCTGATAATCCGGCACTCTGCGCTCGCGATTTGATACTTAACCCGGTTTTTGGTCTGGGCGAAGACGTCGACGACCTGACGGTAAAATGCACCGCGACGGAATGTGACGCGCTGGTCACCACCGAAAAGCGCCGAACGCTAAATCTAGTCATCGACTCCGCGCGCTCTGCCACCGACTGGATAGACACGCTTGCGACCTATGCCGGCGCATGGATTTACAAGTCTGGCGGGCGGTGGACGTTTAAGCCTGACAGGCCGGCGAAGCTGTGGCAGTTCACAAACACGACGCATTCCTTTACCTCGTTTGGAGGAACACTTACGGCCGGCGCAACTGCGATGACGTTCACGCAGACAGCCAACGATATGATTCTGTGGACGCCAAACTTTTTTATCAATTCAGAATATTTGAATATTTGCGGCAGCACGGCACGATATATTCGCGCAAGAATCCGGCGCGTTTCAGGCTCTGGGGCAATCGACGTTTTTGCCTTCTACCGCACAAAATGGCACGGCGAGGATATCAACTTTTCTAATCAGACTTCGGCATGGACTGCCGCTAATGGCGTGTGGGTGGTCAGAGAGTGGGATATGTTCAACCTGGGCGCCGGTGGTGATGATTGGAAACAGTCCATCATCGGCGGCATAAGGATAGATTTTAGTGCCACAGGCACAGACGTCTGGGAAATCGACTGGATTTCCGTAGGCGTCGAACCCATCACGACGGCAAGCATTCTGGAAGGCACGTTCTCTGCCGGAACGGCTGACGCTTCACAAGTCCCGACGGTTATCCGCGTCGATTACACCGACACGTCAACCACCGAGTACAAAACGCGTCCCGCATATGCTGAAACGACAGGTGTCAGCACGGGAGCAGTCCCGCGCCGAGAGTCCGTCGTGCAACTTCCCGGCGTGACGCGCTACAGTCAGGCCTATCGCGAAGCGGTAGAACGACTGAACAAGCTCAACAATTCGCTGTACTGCGAGTTCACGCGATTTGACGAAGGACTAGCCACGGAAGTCGGCGACGTCCTGTCTGTGATGCACCCATACGTCGACACGGCATCGACCACCGAGTGCGCCGAGTCAACGCTCTTTCTCGTCACCGATGCAAAAGTCATCAGTCCCGGCCGCGTGCGTGTTCGCGCGACGAAGTACGACACTGCAGACTACGACAACTCGGAGAACAGCACGACCTGGGGCGCGTATACTAGGCGAGCAGGCAACCTCGGCGGATCGGGTGACGGCATCAACCGGATACCGGGGCGGTTCGCGGGCGGTTTCTCGGTGCTTGACCCGGACGGCGAGCTACCGGTAACGAAAGAGGCCGGCATCGCGTCGGCCGCTGTTGTCTCGGCTGTTGCTGGCGTGTTTGGCAGCTACTCGTTGCAGATAACTGCAGGCGCAACCGCTGGAAACAAAAACACGTTTCTCTGCTCACCAATCGCTTACACGATCCCAATCGACCCAAATTCGAAATGGATCATCTCAGCCAAGTTCCGCCCGATTGCCGCAAATACATCCGTCAGCGTGTCGCTGAAGACGTCCGCAGGTAACACGTATTCCCTACTCAGCACCACAAACACCGCGAACGTCTGGAACGACATCACCAACACCGCGACGGGAAAAAACGTCTTAGACCTGACGGCCGACGCCAGCACCACGGCGCAGGTGATTCTCACCGTTAACGCGACAAGCACCAGCGTCCATTTTGACGGTCTGATGCTAGAAAAGAAAATCGGCAACGGCACCACTCCGTCCGCGTGGCGCCCGCCGGTTGCAAGTTCAAGCTATCCTGCTCGGATAAAAACTGCAGACCTGTCCGGTACCGTGTCCGGGGCGTCTATTACGCCAAGCACAATCGGCGCCACCGCGTTTGCTAGCTCCATCGAGCCGGTGACGCTTGTTACAAATCCGCTGCCGACCAGCAAGAGCACCAGTACCGTATTCAACACCAGCGACGGCAAGCTCTATCGCTGGAACGGTTCAGCATACGTCGCAAGTGTGCCAACGGCGGACCTGACCGGGACGATTGGCTCCACGCAGATTGCAGACACAGCGATTACGGCAGCAAAGTTTGCGAACACAATTGAGCCAATTACGACCGTCACGTCTGTGCCGGGCACAAAAAGTACAAACACAATTTTCAACTCTACTGATGGGAAGCTCTATCGGTGGAACGGGTCTGCATATATCTCCGTCATTGACGCCGCCGACACCATCGGGAACTCGCAGCTGTCCGGAATTGATGTCGCCAAAATAATCGGCCAGATTACGACAGGGCAAATCACCAACAACGCCGTTACCGCATCAAAGCTCGCCATCGGGGATTTTTCCGTTCAGGCGCGGAACTGGAACTTTGAAGAGGGAGATGTTAGCTGGACCAAGGAATCAGCATGGGCAATTGTTTCAGATGCAGCCAACGCGAAATCGGGCTCGTGGGTTGCCCGGAATACCTCAACTATTGGCGCAGCGCTTCGCAATGCTCAAAATGTACCCGTGACTGCTGGCGAGACGTTCTACGCGGAGTGTTTCGCGAAACATGCGGCATCTACTGCGGGAGCTGGAACGCGAGTTCGTATTGTAGGGTTTAATTCCGCTGGGTCCGAGGTTGGAATGTCTCTCGGCAACACCATCTCCCCAGCGACGACGACATACACGCTTTCATCGGCTACCTATACCGTCCCCGCCGGGGTTGCCAGCATCGACGTTGAAGTCGAGTCGATAATCTCTAGCGGAACCGCATACGCAGACGAGGTGCGCCTCATCCGCACATCAAACTCCACGCTGATTGCGGACGGCGCAATAACGACGGCAAAGGTTCAGGCAAACGCAATCACCGCCAACAAGGTCGCCATCGGTGACTTCGAGAACCTCTGCACAAACCCGAGCGGTGAGTATGGGGTTGATGGGTGGGAGAACGTCACGGGTCCAAACACCGGAATCGGCGGATTGCCCGGGAATGTCAAAAGCCTTCGCGCAACGTATCGGGAAAACTACTTCCTCAAATGGGTCAACGTAGTACCGGGCGATGAATTCTATCTGTCGGGGGACTTCTATCCAGCGCAGGCTGGCGACAATCCCCCAACTGGCGACGCGTGTGTAATGCTTGTCACCGCGTCGGATACTGCGTTCTCCAATCCCGGCTTTCTCATTAGCGCGTATGCGCTGAGAACAACAAACGCGTGGCAGACCGTCAGCGGAACCGTGACCGTGCCAGCCGGTGCGCGATATATGACGATGGCTGTTCTTATCCAAGCAACCCCCGGCTCAACTGGTTCGTGGCACTTCCGAAACATTCAGGTAAGGCGCAGAAACACGGGGTCGCTAATCGTTGACGGCGCGATTACGTCAGACAAGATATTCGCAAACGCCGTCGTGGCGGGAAAGATTGCCACCGGGGCCGTCAATGCGGCGCAAATCGTGGCCGGTGCGGTTACCGCTGAAAAACTATCCGTTGTTTCCTTTGGTGACAGCGCGATTCTGAATCCATCGTTTGAAGACGTCAGCACGGCAGACGCTACGCTGCCATCACACTGGCGGCGCGCGCTTGTCTGGGGCGGCACTGCCTCAACGTCATACCGGGACACGTCGTCTTATGTTTCTGGGACTGCGTCCTTGGCGCTTATTCCGGGTGCAGGGGCAAACGCTGACATCGGCGCAGACGCAGTCCCTGTGGTTGAGGGGGATGTGTGGGTTTTGTCATTCCGCGCCTGCTCTTCTGGAACCAATGCGGGAACGTCTCCCGGGTTTTTTGCTCGAATCTGTGGTGGAAGCTCTGCAGCGGCTACTGGCGCACAAGTAACCGCAGGAATCGAAAACGTTGTCGTCCCTGCTTTGTGGACTAAATACGAAGCTGCTTTCACCGTAGCAGCTGGAATGGCGTGGGCGTTCCCGATATTTTTAAATTATCAGACTAATACTGGATGCAAAATAAATATAGATGACGTCCAATTTAGAAAGATAATCGGGTCGACGTCAATTGCAGACGGCGCCATTACCTCGGATAAGATATTTGCGAACTCCGTGATTGCCGGAAAGATTGCCACCGGAGCAGTCAACGCCGCGCAAATCGTGGCAGGCGCTGTCACAACCTCCAAGCTCTACGTTAAGCCTGTCAGCATCTGCCCGGACCCGTTCTTCGAGGACGAGGCGTGGTGGACTGGGTACCTGTTTGACGCGAACGGCTGGTATTTTGAAAGCGAGGTGGCGCTTAGCCTTTCGCCGCTTGGCGTTCCAAAGCGCGCCGTATTGTGGAGCGGAACCCCTAATCCTCCGGGGACATCTCGCAAACATCTGTGGAGCGACAAGGTAAACGCCCCGCCGGCAGGTACGACGCTGCGAATCCGTGCTCTTACCCTGAACAACTCAAACCAAGTCTTCTACATATCCGCGCGGTTCTATGACCTGAACGACGCCATGGTCGGCACAGACCTCGGGTTCAGTATTGCTGCAGGCGGAAACGTCGTAGAGGTAAAAACCGCGCAGGCTGTCGTTCCAAACGGGGCGCGGTACATCCGGTTCATTCTTTACAACGACGCCAACAACACGTATTCCGGATATGTACTTGCCTCCGGCATCTCGCTCGACATCGCCGCAAGCGCAGACCTCATAGTCGATGGGGCGGTAACGGCGGACAAGATTTTCGCGGGTGCGGTGACGGCAGACAAAGTCTCTGCCGGCGCTATCACCACCTCAAAACTTGCCGTTACTGGTGTCGGGCCGTCTGTTAATGCGGACCCCCTCGCTCAGGACTCATCCGCGTGGTCCGCGCTAAGTGGTACGCCTGTCTTCCTTTCAGGCATCACGGACTCGCCCGCCGGAAGCACGGCTATCGCAAACACGGCGGGGGCCGCTCTCGCCGTTGTCACGGGGGACTATGTGCCGCTAGACAGGAATCGTCGTTTTCGCGTTGATGCGTGGCTTAAAGCCGTCGCAGGAACCGCAGGAACCGCATCTATCGGCGTCGCGTGGTATGACGCAGCTAAAACCCTTTTGCCTTCAAACCAGGCGCAGCCGACGGGGGCGGGAAGCCCGACGGGGTGGGTAAACGGCACTTATTCCTTTTTCTTTGGCGGCACGGGTGGCGCTACAGCCCCGACAAGCTGGACCAAGTACACGGTCGGCATGGGGACAGGAGAGGCAAACGCCATTCCGTCTAATGCGCGATTCATGCGGGTCGTTGTTCGTCTGAACTGGAACGCGACCGCATCCGCACAGGTCGCGGCGACGAACATCCGCGTGATGGAGAAGGCCGAGTCCGACCTAATCGTGGACGGCTCAATTACGGCCTCGAAGGTTTCCGTGACCTCGCTCTCCAGCATCAACGCCAACATCGGCACCGTAACGGCTGGCGTCCTTCAAAGCTCCAGCGGCAATGCAAAGTTTGATTTGACGAATGCTCAAATCATCTTTAACAACGGCTCCTACATGAAGGTTTCCGGCATTGGGTTTGGCGCCTCCAGCGATTATCTTGAATGGTACGGCCCAACCGTGAGCAGTGCGTCAAACTTTGCCGCGTGCACGGACGCGAATGCCGTCTACTACCTGAAGACCAGCGGCACTTGTTACTTCGGCGGAATCACAGAGTCACCAAAACTCACCCGCACTTATCGCGCGCAGAGCACGACTTTCTCAGCGACTGAGACGGTTCCGCTCGGCGTCAGCAAGTGCATCATCGAGCTGTTCGGCGCTGGAGGAGGGGGGGGCTCTGGAACGGGCACCGGAACGGGCGGCGGCTCCGGCGGCTCCGGTTCCTACGTCCGAACCACCGTATCCGTCACGGCAGGCTCCACCTTCACGATGTCGCTAGCGTCCACGGCGGTCGGCGGAACGTCTGGCGGGAACGGTGCAAACGGCGGCACCAGCACAATCACGGGCGCGCTAATCACCACCATGACGGCGTTCGGGGGTAGTGGGGGCAGAGGCACCACAAACGGCTCCACAGCCGGGCCTGCCGCTGCCGCCGGAACTGGCGGCACTGACAGCAACCTTGCCGGACTGGCGGGCGCTGCGGGCGTCGTGGGCACAGTGGCCGGGGGTTCTGGGCGCTCGGGATACACCGAGGTCGGTGCGTCCGGGGGCACAGGCTCAAACGTCAGCATCAATACAGGGCCGGGAACCTCGGGGGATAACTTCTTCGCGATTCTTGGCTACCGCGTCGGGGCGCAAGCCGTTTTCCGTTATTTCTGAGGCACATCATGGCAATGTCATTTGAGCACAAAGTCTTCGCAATAAGGGTCCTGCCACAGGTGGGCGAACTGGCAGACGTCGTCTACGAAGTCGACTGGTATGTCGAGGCGCGGGACGGTCTGTTCGCCTCCAGGCACAACGGCACCAGCCGGGTGCCCAACCCCAACCCTGACGAGTTCGTGCCGTTTGAAGACTTAACGGAGGAGGAGGTTCTGGGCTGGTTGCCAACCCCGAACACCGACGACCTTCAGAGACAGCTGGAGGAGATGGTGGCGAGGCAGCAGGCCGAGGTCGAGAAGGAATTCAGAGAGCTGCCGTGGGCGTCGTGAGTAGGGGCGCGCGTTGCCTTTCTTTCCACACTTCACCACACTTTACCCACACTTTACACGAATCGCTGCCGATTGCTGTGAGCGATGAATCTTTAAGCCTTTGATTTATAAAGACGACAGACGCACAGAAATCCACCAGTGACCACCCAGTTAGGGTTCGAATCCCTCCCTCACCACCATCTAAGCATTTGTTTTTCCTAGAAATCGTGGCTGGCTTCCGCTCTCTATCCACATTTCATCCACACTTTTAGGCTGCAGGCACGGCAAAAACCCACGCACTTTGCGCGGGGTTTGTGCTCAGGTTTAAAGGGGAATCAGCGTTCGAGCTTGGCTAGCTCAGCCCGGTCCTTGTCAGAGGAAATCCAACGCGCGTAGTGGCGCAGGACGGTCTCCAGCCTATCCCCCAGCTGTGACGCTACCCACCCCGGCTGACAGCCGGCCATGAGCGCTCGTGTGGCGAACGTGTGGCGGCAGTAGTAGGGCCGGCGGTATCGCACCTCGGCACGCTTGCAGGCCAGCTTGAAGGCAAACGTCAGGCCTCGGTCATTGGCAAACGGCTCGCCATACTGGTTCAGGAAAACATGGTCCCCGCGAAAGCGGCTGGACGTGTGGCTCTTCAACAGCTCCTGCGCCGCGCGGGTCAGCAGGACGCTTCGGCTCTGGTGCGTCTTGGTGCTGCCATCCTTCCCTCTGTAGACGCTTCGCTCAATCCTGAGCGTATCAGTCCCCACGTCTGACCAGCGCAGACCCATCAGCTCGCCTGTCCTGGCGCCGACCTCAAACATCAGGCCGTAGAACACCCGAGCCGTTCCCTCCAGCTCGGCAAGAATCTTGCGCCGCTCCTCATCCGTGAAGGCGTCAATCTCTGGTCTTTGCCACGTACCCGCACGTAGCCGAGCGGCTGGATTGTCGTCGGTCAGCTCTTCAGCAATTCCCCACGCAAACACCCCCCGCAGCACTGAGTGCGCGTCTTTGCGCGTCTTCTGGCTCTTCCACGCCACTTCCCGGTCAAGCGCTTTGAGGTCGGCGAGCTTGATGCTGCGAATGTCCATGGCCGCAAGCGGCGACCAATAGAACTCAAGTTTGGAGCGGTAGCCGTCAAGCGTGGACGGCTTTAGGGTTGTCTTCTTGTCTGCAAGAAACAGGCGGCAGCACTCTTCAAAGGTGCGCGTGGTAGGCTCGTTGCTACCCGCCGTCCCGAGCTTCGCGGCCTCAATCAGCCGCTGACGAAGTCGAGCCGCATCCGCGAGGTTCCTATCGGTGGGCGCTTTGTTGATGAGCTGCCAGAATCGTTTTCCGCGTATCTGGTAGTCGATTTGTATGCCGTTGCCCTTTGGGCGGACGCCTCGGTATCGAGCCATTGCTGCATCGCCTCTAGGTCGAAAAACGTCTTGTGCTCAAGTACCACGAAGTGCCGACCCCGCTCAAGCGTGCCGCGCTGGACCATCCCGCGCAGCTGCCCGGCCGTCAGTCCCATCTGTTGCGTCACGATGTGGCCCAGCACCCACTTCATTGTCCATCCCTCTCCAGAATGTTCGATTTGCTCCGATTTTTCACCACGTCCCGCGAACATGTAACCGTCGGTTACACGTTGCCGGCCACCCACTTAGCCACGCCACCCGTCAGCGCAAACTTCCCCGGCTGCAGGAAGACGTAGGCTTGCCCGCTGCCGGGCACCTGCAGGTAGGCCATCACCCGGCTGCCGCTGACCTCGTTCACCGTCGCCAGGCATCCGCCAAACATCTCAACGTCTGGGTCGATCTGGACGATGTCGCCAACTTCCAACGGCGTCACAGCTCTTGCGCCCACGGCTGCAGCGTCTGCTTGGCGACGGCCGGCATATCGGGAAAGCAGTCGTAAGCGCGCTGGATCACGCGCAGCAGCTGCTCCGTTTGTTCGCGGAAAAACGCGGCTTCGCTTTTGGCTGATTCCAGCTCGGCATTCAGCCTGTCGGTTTCGGTCATAACTGCTCCCCTCAGACAATGGATGCATTGGTTGATCGGCGTCATGTGCAGGCAGATGGCATCCATCACGCAGCACTCCGCAGCGCTGTCAGATCGGCCACGATGGCCATCACTTCGGCGTCAGCTTTCGCGCACTCAGCCCGCAGCTCGGCAATGGCTGCTTCATCGCGGAAGACACGGTGAATCGCCAGCTGCAATCCATCTGGCCAGCGCGGATCAAAGCTGACGACATCGCACCAGGCGCGGTCTGTCACCCACAGCTGGCCTTGAACCTGCCAGCGGTACTCCGTGGCATGGGCGCACGTCCGCAGTGCTTCCAAATGCTTGGCCATTGCCGACGGGCACTTGATCTCAACAAGACCATCTATACCAACCAACCCATCCGGCGATACGCCGACACAGTCGAGCTCTGCCGATTCGCAGAACCCGACTTCTTCGACCAGCACGCCACGCAGTGCCTCGTATTTCGTCCGTGCTGGCGGTTCAAGGTCATTGCCGCGAATCATTGCTGCGTTGATAAACGTCTCGACGCATTGCCCAGTGATGCGTTCCACCGCCAGCGTGGCCAGCAGGTTGGCGCGACTGGTGGATGGGCCGCTCTTCGTCCGGGCCATCAGGTCGGCAAACCGACTGCCGGTGAACTTGCCGGCGCGGGCGGCCAGCCAAGCGGGGTTGGCGCTGCCGTCGTCCAAGTGTTGCGCGATGTACAGCATCAGGCAGCTTCCAACGCTTTCCTGCGAGCCGTAAACGCAGCCCGCAGCTTCTTCTTTGATGACTCGTCAACGTCCAGCTTTGCCAGCCCGGCGCCGACTTCGCCCAGCGCAGCCGCATCGTTCGCGGCAGCAATGCGGGCCATGGCTTCCGCCATCACGTCTGGTGCTGCAGGCGGAGCTACCACAACCGCCGATTGATTGCGCAACGCGCCGGCCAGTTCGTCAGCGCTGGCGAACTCCGAGCCACCGAAACCAGCGCAGGCAAGCGCTCGACCAATCGCCGACGTTTGGCAGTTCTCAACGGCTGACGTCTTGTTGATCTGCGACGACGCGCGCCATTCTTCAGCGAAGCCATCGGCCAGCAATCGGCCGGATTCGTCCAAGATCTCGGCACGCATCAGCACCTGATCGGCATCGATGTGAACGATCTCCGAACGGATCGTCCAGTTCGGGTGGCTGGCGCGGAACTTGGCCACGCGAAGCGCGACCGTTTGATACTCTTTTCCACGGATGTTAATTATCCCGGTGTCCATCACACACCACCTGCCAGCAGGCGCAGCAGGCCTGCGAAAAACGCCATCACGACGGCGGTGCTGACGCCGACTGCGATGATGCCGATGGCC